TCAGGTAAAGCCGCAGCCATCTTGTTTGTGTCTTCAATCTCTTTTGTTACAGAGCCGTAATCTTCTTTAAAGATTATTTCCTGTTTTTCTGTCATAGGGACTTCTGTTATTTTTGTAACAAAATCTCTAAATTCTTGTGTCCCTGGAGTTAAACCTGCATCAACAGCAGCTTGACCAGCCTCTGAAATAGGCTTCCCAGCTTTCACAGCAAGCTCGGCACGTTGTAGGGCTATTGTCTCTTCAAAGCGTCTTAAATCCTCAGCCGCCTTAGCTGCTTCTGCTTCTTTTGCTTCTTGCATTTGAGAAAACTGTTGGTACTCTTTGCCACCAGCTTGCAACATGGCACCCAGAATCTGCCCTGTAGTCATAGGACGGTCTTGGTAGCCAGAAAGCTGTAGTCCTGTTGCCGCAGCAGAACGCAATGCGCTAGACAGCCCAGGTGCCTGTCCTGAATACAAAGCTCTTAGGATGTCTGTTTGGCTGTCTTGCTTAGGCTGACCAACTTTAGGCATCATTCCTCTAGCATATGCGCTACTCATAGATGGCATAGAAGGAACAGCCGCAGGTTTTCTTTGAGCAGGTAAACCAGCCCTAGCTGAAGGCGCTGTATAAGCACTTGCTGCTGAAGGCATTGTAGGAGCTACCTGTCTTGCTCCTGGCGCTACATATGGGGTCAGGCCAATCATCTGGCCCTGTGCCGGTGCAATGTTGCTGTAAATGCCAGAACCAACTGGAAACTGTGACGGCCTTCTTTGTGTTGTCAAAACTTTAGGGGCGGCTATTGTGCCGCCAAGTTGAGGCAATAAAGAAGACGCTGGGTCGAATAAAATGCTCATTATGAAAGCCCCCCTAGTAAACCACCTAGCCCTATAAATTTGCCTATTGTGTCTTGTTCAAATCCTGCTTTACCTAGACCGCCAGCTAACCCAGCAGCACCCATAGCACCGCTCAAAAAGCCAGCGGCAGGGTTTCTAAACTGCGGTGTAATCTGCTGCTGACCCATCATAGGGCTAACGCCCTGAATCATAGCCAAGTAGTTCGACAAAGCTTGCATTGGAGCGGCTTGCTCAAACTGGTAACGCTCAATGTCACCAGCAAGTTGTGCCTGTTCCTGAGCTTCCTTAGCCGCACCAATCTGTGCCAACTGCTGTGCCTGAGCAAAGTCTAGGTCAGCCATAGCCGGAGCCGCCTGAGCAGCCGCCAAGCGTGTCTGAATGTCCTGCTGGCTAAGACCGGCAAGTGCGCCAAGACCTTGTAAGCCGCTAGTAAACTGAGCCTGTTGCAACTGAGCCAACTGTTGCTGCGCTGCCAACTGGTTCTGACGCTCACGAGCGTAGTCTTGGTAAGCAATGTCTGCCGCAATGTCGCCCAGAGTCTCTGCTGTCTGCTGCTGTGCGTATGCACTGCCATAACGTCCAGCGGCACTTTGTTGTGCCTGTAAGCGTTCCTCAACAGGGTCTAATGCTCGGCCAATAGCGGCCTGTAAGCCAGGTGAACCACCTAGGAAGCTACCACGGGCAGTTTCACGAACCATACCCATAGGCTCTGCTAGGCTAACACCGCCAGCTAGTTGTTGTGCATATGGTAAGCCCAAGTTCTGTAACTGACCGCTCATAGCTTGCTGTGTAAGCTGCTGTGCGCCAGACACCAACGGCGAACCAGCCCTAGCGCGTTCTGCCATAAGGCCAAGAGCTTCAGTTGTTTCAGCCGCAGGGCCAACAACAGTCTGCCCTGGGAAATATTGCTGTGGTCCAAGTTCATATAAGCGCCGAGCCTCTTCTAGCCCGAACTGTCCGGCCTCCATAACCTGTGGCAACCCTGTGGTCTGTGTCACCACATCTCTTGTTCTACCGCCACCTTTACTCATCGCTCAAGTCCTTTACTAGCACTACAGACGCTGCCTTATAATCTTTTAGCTGTCTTTCCCAGCCCTTGCGTCCTATAATTTCCATTCCTGAGCATCCTAGCTTTTTGGCCCACTCAGCTACTTTTTTCTCAGCTTCTAAAAGCTCTTCCATCTCACCACCTGCTAGCCATATGCGGCAAACAGACTGATTCGGGTAATCTACTATTTCTGTCACTATAACAGAATTTTCCAGCGGGAAAAACTGTGCCTTTCCTGACTTTATAGAGTCCCAAACATCTAACAACTCGTGGCTGTTGTTTGCATACTCTAGCGCCGCCTCTACGTGGTGCGCTAAACGCTCATATTCATCCAATAATGACATACCCTATGTCCGTACTGTGTCCGTTGTTTTTTTGCCCAATAACGAATGAGCCATCGTTCTTTGTCTTAATATACGGGTCGTGGTCGTAATAATTTATGCTGTGAGGCTCAAGAAGAATAACGCTGTCTGTACTAACTCTTGGGTCTGTAACAGTCACATCAGCACCTCCTGCCGTTAATGTAGCTGTGCCTGTGCTGTTCAGCTTACCGTTCACTGTATTGTTCAACACCTCGGCAATTTCGCGTGTGGTAGCAAGAATAGGGTTAAGGATGCGAAAGTTTACTGTAGGCATTAGCGTGTACCCAAATCTCTTGCTTCAATGTCTATGCCCTGAACAGTAGACCAGCTACCGCTCAGATTGGCACGTAACCGATGGTAACGACCCTGTGCTCGTGTAGGGCAGAAACCATCGCTACGAGGGCTAACAGCAGTGCCGAATGACGCTACGTCAGCCTGATTATTACGTGTGCCAACCTGTACGCTCAAAGTGCCACCCTCATAATACGGGTACACTCGTGTGACCACAGAGTTTTTGCCTGTGTTTAGTGGTGCTTCACCAGTCTCAATGGTAGCTGCCATCTTTGCGCCGGTAAATGTAAACAGCTTCTTGTCATATGCGCCCCCAAAGAAATACTGGCCGCCCTTATAAAAGCGGCTGTCAATGGCTTGCGGGATGTCATCCAACAATGTGGCTATGTTGCCCATAGTGTCGGTTGTGTAGCCAGATGAGAACATAGGCGAGAGAAGGTCTGCCTCTACCTCAGCCAGTGACCACCTGTTTAGCACATAATGGTAAATGAGAATCTTGTCTGGCTGACCGCTAGCAGAGTCCACAGATGTGTAGGACCACATAGCTACCTCGTTAATCGGGTCAACTGATGCGGTCAAACGTCCATCATAGTTAGACTCAAAGTCTGTGAGGAAAAACTCGTTTACCTTTTCTGTGCCAATGGGTACTGAGCGAGTCCCATCAAATGCGTAAAACCCGTCATCAGACAGGTAAAATACAGTTGAACCAATGTTGCACACAGAGCCAGGAACAGAGCAACCACGCTGAGAATCAATCTTGTCAAACTGCCAGATTAGTGGCGGACCAGTGTATGTGGCCCTGTAAATGGCTCTCTCAGTCAGAATGGTGCAATACTCTCCGCCCACAAGCCCTGTAACGGCTCCTGAGTCTGGTAAGTCCTGAAAGTCTGACTGGTCGGTGCCAGCAGTCCAACTGTCAATGTCATTGAAAGCAGACCACTGTACTCGATTGTTTAAACGACCTGTACCGCTGTCCAAGTTGCCAACCCACACAAAGTCACGAACCACTGTGATGAAGTCAGCCTTTGGAGGAGAACCGGCTAGGTTGCTGAAAGCACTGTCTGTACCGACAGTAAACTTCTGTATTTCCTCGCCCACACCGCCAGCTACTAGAACATCATTGCCAAACTGTGTGAAACGCCAACGCTCATCACCAGACAGGTCATATGCCGGTGTACCAGACTTAGAAACGTCATCTAAGTTGTTTGTAGATGAGTTGTGCAGGTACAGCTTGCCACCGTCACCCGCAAATAGCTTTGTATTGCCATCATTGTCTTTAGCAGCATAGATGCCCAAAATCTTGGCAGTGGCCGCGTTTGAGTATTCCACAAAGCTGTTCATAGAGCGGTAGCCCTGTGCCGCCGGAATCACATTCTTAGCAACTGTCACACCCGCATTTTGTGTGTCGGGCTGGTCAGGCAACCATTCGCCAAAGACAATCATCTACTTCTCCTACCAACCAGATGGTTTACGCTGTCCTAAAGGCGGATTGTCCAGAGCGTTAATCTGGTCAGTCAACAGAGTCTGCATCTCTGCTTCTGTCTTGCCCAAGTCAGCCAATACCCAAGTCTTACAGTTGTCCTTTGTTACACTGTCAAAAGCAATGAATGAACTGTCACCAGAATCAGGCGTTGCTAACCCTACAGTACCATATGCAGTCACAGAAATGTAGTTACCGTCTGCATCTGTCTGGCTGTCTGATGTAGCCTTGTATGCCCAATGAATAGTCTGGATGACATCATCGTGACCATTCTGTGCTGAGTTGTGTACGTCAAGTGCTGGGAAATCCCATTCGTATGTGTTAGCCATTTTTTACTCCTAAGAGGCCGTGTAGCCGTTACCTGATGTAATAGCTGAGTTGATTGCAGTCATGTCTTCTGAACCCCAATCATCCTTTGCAACCATTAGCTCAAGATGGTCTACGTTACGGTCTACAATGTCCTGACGGTCTGCTGCGTCTAGGTCATCTTGATTGCCAGCAACAATGTCGTTAATCAGGTCTTTGCTGTGACCCATTGCTGTATAATCTTGTGCTTTTTCTTCTGCTGTGCGTGACATTTTAGTTCCCTTCTAATGCAGCTACTTTTGTCTCTAAGGTTGTGACTTTAGCTGAAAGCTCTTGTATAGCCTTAATCATATGCCATTTAAGCTCATCGTCTTGTACGTTGTAAACACCTCTGTCATCTGTAACAACGGCACTTGGAATAATCGCGTTAAGCTCCTGTGCAATACACCCAACCTGAGTGCCTGTTTTATTGATTGCTAAGTCATTAAGGTCATAAGCCTGTAAATCAGAGTCCGTTATTTCATCCGCAGTGCGGTACTCAAAAGTGCGTACTTGTATTTGATTTATTTCTGCTAGGCCAACCGTACTGTCAGCAATGTTCTTCTTAATTCTACGGTCAGAAGTGGTGTTCCAAGAAGATGTGTTGCCAGTGTTGAAAACACCACCAGAACCCATAACTCTAAAGGAATTATTAGCAGCGTGTGTAGCAAGCTCGTAACCTAAAGCAACAGCACCAACCCTAGCAGCGTTGTCTACGTTGCAGTTATAACCTAGTATAGTGTTTTGTGTACCTGTTGTAAGGCTTGTAGCTGTAACGCCACCAACAACCGTATTTTTAGACCCACTGGTATTGTTCGCCATAGCTTGTTCACCTATGCCAACATTATTACCCCCAGTAGTATTGTCATACATAGCCTGACGTCCTATTGCGACATTAGGTGTGCCAGTAGTGTTAGACCTCAAAGCCTCATAGCCTACAGCCGTATTTTCTGATGCTGTAGTGTTATTAAGTAATGCATTTTTACCAACAGCAACATTTAGAGTGCCTGTAGTATTATAATACATACTGCTATAGCCAATAGCGGTGTTAGAAGAGCCAGTAGTGTTTGTGTAAAAAGAGTTGCTACCCAAGGCCACATTGTCGCCTCCAGTAGTTGTAGAGTAACCAGCCAAATTACCTATGGCTGCGTTGTGAGTGCCTGTAGTATTAGAAAAAAGAGAACTACCGCCGACTGCTGTATTATTGGATGCTGTAGTAGAATATAAAGCAGCATAACCAACAGCCGTATTCAGACCACCAGTAGTGTTAGTGTATAAAGTATACCTTCCAATTCCAGCATTGTTACTACCTGTAGTATTTGCAGTTAAAGCCTGTCTGCCGACAGCTACGTTCCCAATTCCTGTAGTTGTGTCTCCCAACGCAATACTACCAACAGCGACATTTTCGCCGCCAGTGGTTGCATTAGGCAATGCTATATTACCAATTGCAGTATTATTTGCGCCTGTAGTTAAATCCTCTAAGGTACGGTCGCCAATAGCTACGTTTCCTGCGCTGGTCGGGTGATTACCGTCTAGCTTGATTGTGCCGCTTACGTCTAGACCAGAAGTTGTGACCACGCCCGAAGAATTAATCTCTACTGGTGTAGTGCCGCCAGCACCCAGAACCAGTTTATTTGTAGAATGGTTATACTCAACACGGCCTTGGTACAATGCAGAGCCAGATGTGCCATCTGCAAAGCGCAATTGACCCTCACCTGTTGTGCCAGAGTAAATAGTAATGCCTTCAGTCCCAGAGCCATCGCCTACAAATAAGCGTGTCTGAGGTGATGTGTTGCCAATGCCTACACGGTCATTTGTCTGGTCAACATACAGCGGAGTGCCAGAACCTAGCGCTTCTTTCAGGTGAGACATCTGCTCACGAATAGCATCATTGACTTGGCTGGGCAGCATTGTCTCCGATGTATTTACATCGCCAATAACTGTGTTATTAGCGGCGGTGGCATCATACTCGGTAATCTTGTCCTTAGCCATTATGCGTTCTCCAGCGCAGTTAATCTTGTTTCAATGTCTGCAAGTCTTTGCTCGGTAGCCGCACCTACAAAAGACAATAGCTCTGGGTAGCGGATACCCTTACGTGTTTGACTGTTGCCGTCGTCATCTGTCCACGTGTCGCTAATATAAAAAGCATAATCACTAGCGCTAAGTCCAGCGTCAGTCATTGCTGTCTCTACTTGTTGTGCAATTACGCCTGTATGTGTACGAGCATTTGCGCCATTCTCTGTAACGCTGCTGTTCCATTTAAATGTCTTAAACAGCTTGCTAATAGCTTTTGCCGCTGTAATCTCTGCACTTGTCAGTGCTGCTATTTGCTGCTTTTCGTTTTCGTCTGATGTCTGAATTGTGCTGTTAGTAGCGTAGATGTCGTCAAATCGGTAACTTGAATCACCCAAGTCAACTGAGTTGTCTGCTCTCGACAAAGCTAAAAGCGGCACAATGGAAGTGCCATCCATAACTAAACCAGCGTGGTTTGTTTGAGACCCTCCAAAATAAGGATTGTCAGAACTTAAAACCCCAATCGCTCCGACATTTAAATCATCTTTTCTAAAAGCAAGAATGTCGCCGTTGTCATCTTCTCTATTTAATACCTGAACAACACCGCCAGCCCTTGTGTGCATAAAGAAGCTGCCTTTAACAATCTGCATACCAGCGATTTGACCGCCAAGTGATGTCTTGCCGATTAGGACGTTGCCACTGCTGTCAATACGCATACGTTCAGAACCATTGGTAACTACAGTTAAGGCATCGTTGGTAAGTGTGCCGACCGCAGGGCTTCCTCCTGTGTTGCCTAAATAAAGTTGGTCTGCACTGCTCGTCCCTGTCTGAACACGAATACCGTTATTGCCTGTAGTTTTAACGTCAAGCTGGTAAGTTGAAGATGTAGTCCCAATGCCTACGTTGCCGCTAGAGTTGACTAAAAAACGTGTAGCTGATGCTGTTTCGTCACGAATTAACCAAACATTGTCGTCAACGCCGGTTGAGTATTTGTAGTTAGAACCGCTTGCTGTAGAGTGGTAAACTACCCCTGGGTAAGTGTCCTCAATTTGCAGGTATTTTGACCAAGTTGCACTAGACAAGCTAGAAGACCCAATGCCTACGTTGCCACTACTGTCAATACGCATAGCCTCATTCAGTTCATCAAGGTCGCTAGTATTAGGCCCGTGAACATAAAACCTAAGTTGTGTCCCCCAATCAGTAGCATTAGCTCTAGTAAAACCAATGCCAGATGCAATCTGACCAATAGTCGTGTCACTGCCGCCACCTAATAACATCACTGTGCTGTTTGCAACTTGATTGCTGTTATACAGATTTACAATAGCGTCTGAGGAAACTGTTGCGCCATCAGTGTCGCCTGTAATAGCTGTGCCAGACAGCTTGATTGTAGTCTGACCAGTGCTTGTATTGGAAGTTCCAATGCCTACATTACCTGATGGGGTTATACGCATTGCTTCGCTAAACGTGCCGTTGTTTCTAGTGTGAAACTGCATATTAGCTGTACGATTGGCGCTTACAGAAAAGTCTTCTTCTGCTTGTGAGCGAATAAACGCGCCAGCTACGTTATTTGCCGGAGCAAAATAAAAGTTAGCTGTATTGTTTGTCGTGGCGTTTGTGTTTGTTAGGTAGAAGTTAGTCGTTGTTGCGTTGCTGCTTCTAAAGAAAAAAGCATCCGAGCTAGAACTTTGTGCGTCTAATGTGGCTGCTGGCGATGTAGTACCAATGCCTACTGAGTTAGCCGAAGCATCAACAAAGAGAGTATTAGTGTCTACAGTCAAATCGCCAGTTACAGTTAGGCTGTCTGCCTGTGGTGACTCAAGCGCAACTGTACCAGAGCTAACATCTTTTAGGTCAGCCATAACTTCACGAATGGCATTGTTTATGCCAGCCGGACTACAATTCTCGTCAATGTCTACAGACTGGATGTCTGTATTATTGTCAGCAGTAGCGTCATAATCACGAATACTATTCTTTGCCATCTAACTCTCCTACTGTCGATTCCAGACTTGTGTGTCTACAGTCTGGGTAGCCCAAACCTCAGAACCCACAGCTACATTACTCCAAGTCTCATTCTCATCATCTTGGACCGTCCAAGTTTCAGAGCCAACAGACTGAACAGACCAAGTTTCGCCATCCTCGCTAACAGCTTCCCAAGCTTCACCCAGAATCTCAGCAACCATCGCAGCGGCTATACTTGCGTCTGCTGTTCCTATTATAGCAAATGTAACCGCATTTTCGCTAGTGGCAGAAAGCGCTATGTCAGAAACGGCTTCTGTGCTTATAACTCGCTTGTAATCGCCCGTAGAAGACGCTGTAACGTCCACTGAGGCGCTGTAAGGCCGCTTACGCCCAAATGTACCTGTAGAGGTTATTGCAACGCTTGCAGAGCCGTCAAAACGGGCTATGAAGGCAGCGGAAGCATCTACGCTAGTCGCACCAGTAACAGATGCGTCTACGTGCTGTATGCGTATTGCAGTGGCTGTGGAAGTGACTGACAGGTCTGCCGTACCATCAAACTCGATGGCAAACAGTATTTCGCCAGTAGTCGTAATGGCTAAGTCAGCAGAACCAGACTCACCAATAACAACCTGTAGCTGGTAAAGCTGCTCAAGATTATAGCCAAAATTGTCTAGGTAATCGAGATTGCCCCAAGCGTCTAACTGCTCAAGAGTGGGATTAGACCAAGGAACAGAGTTAAGGTCGTCAAGCGTACCCGTAAGGCTGTCAATTCCACCCGTAATCTGCTCAAGGGTTGGGGTGTTGGTTGCCATAACCCGTCCCCTTACGCAGCGGTAATGTCTAGGTCGCCTGTGTTAATCTTCAGAATGTCACCGTTAGCGATTGTCTTCGCAGCGGTAAACGCACCGTGGATTAGCAGGTTGCCACCAGTCAGTGCATCAAAGATGCCGAAGTGGCTTACACTGCCCCAAGACCCTGTTGCAGCAGCAAACTCAATAGCCGCTGAGTTGTCAGTTGTGCCGCCGGATGCCGCATCAAATGTAGCTGACACACGAGCATATGCGTTGCCAGTCAACTCTGTACCTGAGTTGTCATCTGCGAATGATGCTGTCGCCAGCCCAACATAAACTGTTGTTGGCATTGTGTAGGCGGTTGTGCCTAAAACGTGGTCGAGAACCTTGTTCTCTAAATAATCTGACATTGCTGACATAGTATTACCTCTGCGCTACTGAATGTTGACGCATATACGCCGATTTAATTTGCAAAGAGCCAGTGCCATAATGTGAACGCTCTTCGTCTAGCTTTACCTCATTTATAGCACGAGTAAACTTCTCATCATACTGTGCCGCTCGGCGTTCATCCATTAAGTACGCATACGCCTCTGTCAGAGCACCGTACAAATACAGGTCGGGTGAACGGGTAAATAATGTGGGGGTTTGCGAGTCAGAGATTGCCTGAAGGTTACCGATGTAAACAATCTCGGCTGTGTAACCGCTGTCTGGTATAGGCCGGAACTTAATCTCACGACCAACAATGCTATAGCCCTGCGGCTTGCCTGTACCTGTGCTACCGTAGCTTTCATCCAGAGATGATGGGCTGTGGTAACTCAAAACCTTTACAGGGTTTGTATTCAGCTTTACTTCGCGCACCTCACGCAAATCTGTAGGCAGAGACACATACTCATCATCCGCAGTAAGAGTAGCTGTAGCTCTCTTTTCCTGCTCTCGTGTTTCTAGCTCTCTATTCAGACGAGCTTCTGCAAGCTGAATAAAATCAGGAATCTGTGCCGTTAAATCATCACGAGCCAAAAAGTTGGCTATGGATGTCTTCAGTTCTGCATAGGTGCTAATGCTCATAAGTTACCGCCGCCTGTTCTGAAAGCGCGGTTCTCACTGTCATTCAGCCACTGCTTCCACGCCTTCGGGTTCTCGCTCGGTTTACCGAACTTTTCCACAAGATGAGCATACACTACATTCGGTATTTCCGCCACATGCGCCATATGCTTTTGGGTTCCGCGCATCTGACCATACTGCCAATCATTAGCCATATGCTTGTTCAGCTTCATAAGCTGGTCAAAGTTTTGCTGGGTTACAATGCGCTGAGTACCATCGCTTTCTGTAACGAGGTCAACTGTTTTACCAACTTGCGCGTCTTTAATAATGTTTCTTTTCATACTTCCCTCCAAAAAGAGAGAGGGCGGTTACCCGCCCCCTCAGAGTTACTTAGGAACCGGACAGACCGATTACAGCAGCATGTGCCTTTGGTGCCAGAACTTTTAAGCTCCACTCTGTTACCAACTGGAACTTCTCTGCGTCACCTGTAGCTGAGATTTCGTTCTCAGCAAAGTTACGACCGTTCAGTGTGCAAAGTGATGCAAAGTCTGGGTCAATCAAGAACACCTTGTCATCACCCATGAAGCGTGATGGCGCTACTTCAAGTGTACCGAAGTCAGTCAGGAACACTGATGTTGAACCAACGTAAGTAACTTCCTTAGCGGCAGTCATGTTTACGTCATTTGACACCAGGTTGCCTGAAGCAGACAGGTCTGAGAAGTTTGCACGATTCGCCGCAGATGAAAGCATCATCTTTGGATTACCGCCATCGTTCCAGGCAGCTTGCATTGATGTTTCAATCTGAGCAAGTGTCAGAGCACGAGATGTACCTGTAAGGTCAGCAGCGGCTGTACCGTTACCACCTGAAGCGAATGCCATGTCTGATGGCTTGTCACCGTTTGAAATCCAAGTAATCAGTGAAGCTGATTTACGTGGGTCTGAACCAGAACGTGCTACGTTTGTGTCAGTGATTGACTTCTCAATGTCACGGCGAAGCTCAAGTGACTTTAACAGCTTCTGGTATGCGATTTCTGAATCGCGGCCAGCTTTGTCTACTGTCTCCAGTGTCTTTGAAACTGCTGCTGTCTTGACTGAAATCTGGTGGTAGTTACCAAGACGTACAGTCGCTGTAGCTGCTGTGATTGAGGCGTCTGCGCCTTCGTTTACGTAGTTAGTGCCTGATGCAGCCGCAAGTTCCTGTGTCTGCCACTCTGTAAAGATGCCGTTTGAAGTTTCCTTCTTAACAGCAGAGAAGAATGGTGTTTCGTCAGGGTCGATGCGGTAAATTACATCAGCAAGGGTTTCGCGCTCACCAATCGCGGCGCTTGTTAGGAATGTTGTCATAATCTTTCTCCTTCTATGACTTGTTACCCATTAGGACATTTAATGCGGCGTCAATAGACTTCTCTTTGTCGAGACGAGCCATTGCTTGTTGCCGCGAACGACTTGCCACTTGAGCCTTAGTCTTTGGCTGGCCAGCTTTAGCCATTTTAGGAGCTTTACGAGTGCGCTTCTTGGCTTCGGGTTTCTTCTTCTGAAGATTGTCCCACTTCCAAGCTTTGTAGAGAAGTTCAATCGCTCTCGCGTCCGAAGCGTTTGTAATCTCTTCTTCACTAAAACCAATGCGCTGTTGGGCATACTTGATGACCTCTAGACGCTCTTCATCCCGTGTAGCTTCATCTTGCCACTGAGGAATCCGGTTTAGCATTTCTTCGCGCTGAGTAGCTAAATGCTGTTGTATTGCACTTTGCTGCTCTGCCTGTTGCTCCTGAGCAATACGTTGCCGTTCTTGCTCTGCCTGTGCCAATGCAGCCTTTTGAGCATCCCAACCAGCTTTAATCTGGTTAAACTCTTGGGCTGAGACTTCAGTTGCCAACGTAACCCAATCAGGCTCCTGCGGAGTTGTCTGTTGAATCTGTTGTGCCAACAACTCAAGTTGCTGTGCGTAGTTGTCTCGAAGTTGTTTTGTCTGAGCTTGCTCTGCTTCAAAAGCTTTGCGCTGCTCTGCTAACTCCATACTACGCTTTGTGAAAGCCTTTTGCCGCTGGTAACCGCTCTGAAGCTCATCAAGAGTTACCTCATATTCATCTCCGTCAATCTTGACAGTGTACAAGGTTTCTTCTGTTTCTTCTTCGCCATCATCAGCTTCTTCAAGCTCTTCAGCTTCATCAACTTCCGCTTCTTCATCACCTTCATCGAGTTCCTCTTCGGATTGTTCGATTTCAGCAACTTCTTCTTCCGTCTCCACTGGTTGAGGAACTTCTTGCTCCTCTAGTCGCTCTTCTGTAACCGTGTCCTGTACGGGGGTCGTTAGAAGGCTAATAGCGTCTTTCATAGAAATCGGTCCGGTCTCTTGCGAGTTGTCGTCCATCTCTTATTTCCTTTTCTCAAATTTTACACGGTTTTGCAACTCTTCTAAAGCTGCCTTCGCCAGTTTACCGTCTTCAATTACTTTTATGATGTAGCCCTCAAGGGCAGACAGATTCTGGCAAAGATGGTAGAGGCGCTCTCTGGCAGCGGTGTCTTCTATTGCACTTCGCTTCCACGCCTCTGTAAACTCATTCTCTAAATATACAAATGCCTCTTGGAATACTTCATTCCTTAGTAGCTGCTCTGCTTTCGCTTGACGAGCTACCTTCTCCCTTGCTTTTCCTTCGTTCACACTAATATTCCCATATTGTTCATTGGACCCATAAGACCTTCTGGCATACATGTATTAGTCATGGGGTCAAAATAATACCCTGAAGGGCAAATATTTTGTGTTTCTTCCTCAATCATAGGCTGGCTATAATCCATACCTGTAAATGCACGACCGCCTAAAAGCCCTTCTCCGTAAGCTCCTGTAATCTTTCCGGTAACAGGATGCCTAACCAAATCTTCAGCAGCAACGCCCTCTGTCAGCATATTTGCTAGACGCTGGTTAGCCATACGAGCTACTTGGCCACCTAAAACTCCGCCTGGAATCATGCTAAGTAATCCACGCTCAACCATAGTTGGAGCACCCTGTAGCTCTTGAACGCGCTGGTAGTATTCTTCAAAGTCAGGACCGTAGTTCTGAACAAATGAGCCTTGGTCAGTTGGCATAGACATAGCTAGGTCTTCCATATTCTGAGGTGCTGCCTGTAAAGGCATCGACATCAGCAAATCCTCATCAGCAATCCTTTCGGCTTGTGATTGAGTCGGAACTACACCTGCTATGTCAAAAATGCTAACTGCCATTATGTCCTCGGTAGGTTGGTAGAAATTTCTGCGTCAGTTGCAGCTTTTAATGCACGTAACTGTGCTTCAGCCTCTAGCTCCTGACGGCGTAGGTCAAGCTCTGCCATCATCTTCTCACGCTCTAGCTGAATCTCCATTTGCATACGCTCACGCTTCAGAGCCATCTCAGCTTGCAGCTTTGCAGCTTCTGCACCAGCACCAGCTTGCGGTTGTTGCGCCATCTGCTGTTGCATCATTGCAATTTGCTGTGGGCTATTAAAGAACTGGTCTGCATCCTTAAAGCCGCCAATCTCAGCGATTGAACGCAATGTGTTTACATACTGTGACATGGAGACTACAGGGTTTTGCGGCCCCATCTGCATCAAAATTTGTTCTTGCTTCTGAGCAATCTGTGTCAAGAAGGCAATCTTCTGCTCATCATCAGCAGTACCCAGACCAACCTGAACCACTACGTCAAACTCAGAATGCCACTCGCTAGGGTCAATTGGAACAAAGCTGTTACGCAAACGAACAACTCGCTGCTTGTTGTCATACTTTGTGACTAAATGAAGGATGCCCTTGAACAGTTCCTTCATGCCTGTCTCAGCCATTGTGCGAGCATAGCTTTCCAGCTTTACCTGTGCGCCACGAACTGTAGCTGAAATAGCAGAAGCAGTTGTTGACTGTAGCGCGTTAGCGTCCAAACCTTGAGACGCCTTGGACATGCCGGTACGCTGCTCTTTGATGTTGTCTATGTAGTCCATCAAAGGTCGCACTTCGCCACCTACGGACGCACCTGAGAACGGCTGAACCATACCAGGCTGACGCATACGAATGACACCACCCGCTGTTCCGTCAAGTACATCATCAATGTTTACCATACCCTCAACAACGCCCATGCGTGGCAATGTTGATGAGTAAACGCTGTCTAGGTACTGACGAAGCAGTGTAGACTTGATTACCTGTAAGTCCTCAGTCATGTCGTAGATTGAGCGACCAATCAGGCGGTGCGGCATCAAAATAGGTGTAACAACAGCGAAAGGAACGTGGTCAAAAGGCTCATTATGTAATATATGCTTTCCACCGTCCCCAATAGCACAAATCCTACGGCGTTCAGCCACTCCATCCCCGTCATAGTCCACCTTCATTATTGCTTCGTAATAAACAACTTCACGCAGTGTAGGGTCGGCAGCATCTGTGCCTGTAACAGCTTCTAAATCTTGGAAGCGATTAGTACGCTCCTCATCAACATCTAAATCAGAAATACCCGCATATGCCTCAACCTCATCACGGTCGTAGCCCATAGCAACCAAGTCTGAAACAGTCATAGTTGTACGGTGGCATACAAAGTAAGCATCTTCTAAGCAGGTAGCGCGGCGGTTGACTAAGAACTCTTCCGGCGGAATGTTCTCAATGCGAACCTTACCAGTCTTTCTTTTCACTCTAACAGCTAAATCATAGGTGCTGGCAAGTGGGACCATTTCACCGTCATCGTTCATGTACTGTTCAGTGACAGTCTCTGTCTGGCCTACAATCTCAGTGTCTGGGTTGGCAGCAATCATAGCCAACTCATCTTCGTTTAAACCGAAGTATTCTTCTTCAGTTACGTCTTCCTGCTCATCCCAGAAATACTTAACAACACCAAGGCGGAACAAAAGAGCGTCTTTGAACCAGTTGTATAGAATCTTGTAACCGTCATTGTCGTGGTTAATGATGTAGTTGACGTAATCAGAAATCTGTTCTGACTTTTCTACATCCTCAGCAGTGCGAGCATTGAAGCGCACATACTTGTCATTAGCTGTAAACACACGCATTAGGTTCGGCATAATTGCCTCAACCGTGTCTGCAACCTCAGTTGCAATTACTTGAGAGCGTCCATCTACTTCATTGCCAAATGGCTCACCTAAGTAGAAATCCATAGCGCGTATACGCTCTTGAGAATACTCACTGTCAAAATGATTGAGAGCGTCAGTAATCTCAGAGGACACTATGCTACTTAGCTGGTACTCGTCCATTTCTGCCATTTGACTTGCCTTTCGCTTTCTTTTTCTTCGTGCCGTACATACATGCGTTTACATCATCGCATAACTTACGGGTAACACACCCGTCACAACGGGTAAAAACTTTTGTTTCCTCTACGACCTCTACCTTCTTTTTTGGTCGAGGCCGCATCATCACTCGTGTAAACATTATTCGCTAACAAACTTTCCCAGAACCATTTTAGGACGAGGCCTAGGAGTTGCCATTTTTTTCACACGCTTAGGGCGGCGAGTAGGAGTGGCAATGTCTACAGTCATTGTTGACGGGCCTGTACGCTCACGATTCATAGAGTGGCGTGGGTCTGATTTCTTGTATGCCATTATTTTGCCTTTTTCTTAGCTGTAGCCTTTTTAGCGGCTGGTTTCTTTTTAATGCCAGTCATGCCAATACCGAATGTTGTGCTAACAGGCACTGGTGTTGGCTCAGGGTTCTCAACAGGAACGGACCCTTCTTTGTATACAATGCACCGCTCCGCTGAAATACAGCGGCGGGGTACAGGACAATTCTCACAAGTGTTCATTTTTTCTTGGTCCTCTTGTAAATGTCAGCATCAGCTTTTCTAGCGCCGCCTTTACCGCTCATAAATGAATTTACGCGGCCCATAGCCCATGCTGCCATTGGTACATTACGAGAGCCAGAAGACAAATATGCCCCCTGACCTCTGCGGTAAACGTCTGCAAGTTGGCCATAAGTAAACTTAGAGCCTTCTGCCTTCTTCCGTAAACTAGCTTTTGTTTTTTCGCTTAGTGGTTTTCTTGGCATTTTTCTTTCCTTGAGCCGCTCTTGACTTGCTCACAGCCTTAACATCAATGTTACGGCCTTCCTTGTACGCCTTAGCAGTGCGTTTAATCTCACTTGCCTTAGCTGAAGGGCTTTTCGAGCCAGCCAAATATTTCTTCGGCACTCCAGTCTTTTTGTCCTTAGCCACTTTCGCAAAACGTCTTGGCACTAGAAGAACTTTCTCATGTAAAGAGTGATTGAGTAATAATCACCGTTTGTATGCCCAACAGTAGTAAACAGTAAGTCACCTGTCTTACCTGCGCTAGCATCGTTAGTAATGCCACGGCAACCAGTGTGGTCACGGAAGTCTGTAGTACCGCTCTCTGAGATTGAGTGACAGAACACGTTAGCTGTAGCATCCCACAGCATCTTTACTGTCATGCCAGAAATGTCGGCCACAATCTTTTCAATGGCGACTTCAGAACACGCATCACCGCCCTTTGAGCGAAGTGTGCTGACATCCACCTTTTTCAGATTGGTTTCGGCTGTACCGTCCGAAAGATTGGTGAACTTAATCACCGCATACTGGTCATCATCGACCAGAGTTTGAGATGTTACTGTGTTGGCCATTATTTACTCCTAACCACTGCAATATTTGCCAGTTTTGGTTTTGCCTTTGCCTTTTTTCTTACCGTAAGCCATTAGACTCTCCTACCACTTAACTTTGTCAGCCCAATATGCAGCCGACATTTTGCCCTTAGCAATGTTCTTAGAATGACGAGCCTTGAATGAGGCACGTTTCTTCTTCATTGCCATACTTTCGCCTTGTTTTGGCTTACCAGCAGTCTTCGCCCCCTGCTGACCAAAGCGAATTGTTTTTACCTTGTCACCCTGTTTTGCTACAACAACGTGTGATTTCTTAGGATGGTTAGGTGTGCGCTTAGGCTTGTTATAACCTGAAACGCCAGCGCGTTCCAGTCTTGGGTCTTTAGGCATCGTATTCAACCTCTTCTACTTTGCAACTAGCAAGCATTTCCTGCAACTCCTCCGGAGTAATACCCGCCCTTAACCCAGCGCCTATGCCCACAGACATCGCCGCATCCATAACATGTTCCCATTCGACATCACTCGTGCCAACTATTCCAGCTACGTGCATCTCAATCATAGTCTGCACAGCAAAGACAAATTCGTAATAATCGCCATCGTCCTCTAGCTCAACATCAATGTTGAGTTCACGCTTAGGAAACCTAATCACGTTGTCGCTCATACAATCCATCCTGTGTTTGGCCGTAATGTCTGGTTCCTAGTATAGCTTTTTGAGTAGCCAGCGGCAATGGCTCCATTTTCAGCAAAGGTCAGGACAAAAGCATCAGCCACGTCAGGTGACCTCTGGCCGCGCTTTTTCATCTCATCCTTGCTCTCAACCTTCAGTTTGCCATTAGAGAGGTACTTGTAACGAATACCAGTAATCTCTTGGGTCAACGTGTCGTCTTCCGGTATAAATACATCTCGGCCCTCAAACCATTCTCTAGCACTCCAGAAAAGCTCGTCTCTCAGCCTGTTGAAACGGTCCTTCAAACTAGCAGTCTCTGACACCTGTACAGCTACGGCTGGCATGTCCAACTCCCTTAAACGGTCAGCCAGACCTGCTCCAACGCCAATAGAGTCAATATAAATCGCTGTGGGCCGTAAAGCCCAAGGACAAGCCTCATACTCAGACAGAACAATACCAGCCATCTCCATAAGGTCTTTACCCTGCCAAGTCTTAATTGGCTCAAGAAGGACTTGGCCCTGCCTCTTAGCAATTGCACTTCTGTCGCCACCAAAACGAGCCACATCCAAGCCCCAAACAACGGGTGTAGTAGGCGAAGCCTCAACATCTCTCTTCATGGCCTCCTCAACCAAATAAAGTGGCAAAAGAACGTCATCTGACTGCGTAGGGAACTGACCCAGCACCCTAACACGGTAAACATTGCTGTCCTCACCGTACTTTTCTGCCATACCCTCTAAAAACTGCTCAGAAACAGTCGTAGCATCGTGGCAACTAACGGTCATAGCCTTCCATCTGTGACGCTGATTATGGTGGCTCTCATAGAAAAACCCCTCAGAACGGGTAGGGTTGCCACACATAACAGTCTTAGCGCCAGGCGTAGACATAGCACCTTCACCAACCTGAAACACCACATCTGGAATACCAGAGGCTTCTTCGCACAAAAACAGCATATTTTCTGAGTGAAAGCCCTGCAACGCTTCTGGGTTCTCTCTACGGCTAGTACGTGCTACCGCAAAACTGTCTGATGCACCCTTCAAAGCAATCTTGTCGCTCTTGAACTCCAGCAAAGCCTTCCAAGAGTCCGGCAGCTTCCTAGCCCATTTGTCAATCTCAGTCCATAAAACATCAGACAACTGATGCGCCGTGTTAGCAGTAACAGCAACCTTGCAAGGGTAATGCGTCAATAACCACCACAGAACCAACCAACTCTGAAACGCTGTCTTGCCTACACCGTGACCAGACGCAATAGACACCCTGTCATGACTTGCCACGGCTCTCAGTGCCTCAGCTTGCCACTTCTGCGGTTTAGCCTTCAGAATCTTCTCAACAAACATCACAGGGTCACTGTGAAGCTCAATAAGCAAATCCGTATTGTCAGTTTTTTTCGGGGCCATAGGGACGTTTTAACCTCTCACAAAACAAAGGGGGGGGGTCACTTGACCTCCTCATACTCCGCATCAACAGTGTTTGCTTCTAGCTTCTTCTGCTCTACATGCTCTGCAACTAGCTTTAACTCATCAATAAAGCTGGTGGCCTTATGCTCCACCTCAACATGCTTATTCTCACCGTAGAACTTGGGGTACAGCTTTGCTACACGCCATTTGTACGTGTCTATAAGCACACGAGCCTGATGAGCATCAATCTTGCCATCACGCATGTCCTGAATAGCCTCGTCAATGTCATCGTCAATCTTCTGAGAACGAAGCTCCATAGCTACTTGGTAGTTAGAGCGAAACTCGTCATCCTTCTTCATCCACTTCCAAACAGTGACAAAGTTAGGCATGTCATCACGCTTACATACGCTTCTAGCTGATTCACCACTTGCCACTAGGTCGAGAAAGCGGTCCTTGTAGTCGTTTTTTTCTTCTTCGGTCATATTGCCTCCTTTTTTGGGTTTAGCGCATTTGGGCAAGCAGTGCAATTGGTGTGTGGGGTGTATATATATATTTATGCCCCCGCCCGATTTTGAAGGGGGGGTCTACTTGCACATGAGAATCGTTCTCACCACTGAGAATCATTTGCGCTAATGAGAATCACTTGCAATAGTTGGCGCTGGTTTGCTGGCTGGCTGCCGGTAACTTGGCACAGGTCGTGCGCGTAATGGTTGCCCGGTTGCGTGTGTAATGCCCTACCCAATACCCCGCCTCCCTACATATATATAAATAGAAACTAAAAAAACATGTTGACACTGTTTTAATA